GGCGTTGGTAAGGTGCAGGACTCCCCAGCAGAAACGAAACCACCAATTATTGAGGATGGGGAAAAGTTGTCCAGAAAAAACCTGAATGACCCTAGGCATGTGGACGCTATAGTTGAATCGTTCAATAAAGCGTCTAATTTTGATAGGCTGTATCAGTCTCGATTTTTACGACGGGCTTTAACGTCAAGGAATAACATTGAGGATAAATATGTTGGCGTTATTTCTGATTACTATAAACGAACAGGGGTTGCGGTTATAGGGATTTTCAAAGAACAGATGAATATCAAAGAGGCCGCAAGCCCTGACGATATTGAAAACGCAGTGACGTTAATAATTCGATATCTAGATGAAAACATACAGGCAGAAAAGGAAATGCTGACCCCGCTTCATACTTCTGGAATCCAGCGAGCCATAAGTGATGTTAATGCTATAACTGGGTCGGCTGTTTCCCTTACGTTCTCTAACCCGTTTGTGAAGGGTGCCGTCGAGAGATTGGCAGACCAGATAACGGGCGTGCTAACAGAAACGACAAAGAAAGATATCCGTAAACTTTTTGGTAGGGCACTTTCTGAGGGGTGGAACACAAATACGATCCAGGACGCAATTAGCGACAAGTTTAGCCAGTATCAAGGGTATAGGGCTAGGATGATTGCAAGGACGGAGGCAAGGAAGGCATGGGACGCTGGCGCAGAGGTTGCTTATACTGATATCGGAGTCAAAAAGGTTGACGTTATAGGTTGTACCCAATTCGAGTGGAACTCTGATTGCGGAAAGCGAGGTATACCTGTGCATCTGATATCCTCATTAGTATTTCACCCAAATCACATAGGCTCATTAGCGCCAGAAGAGGAATTGTAGAATGAAAAGCAAAGATGTCGTAATTGAAGACTTTAATGCGTTTGAGGATAACGGGGCGCATTATATTACCGGATACGCCAACACTAAAGGGGTTGAAGATAGCCATGGTGATATAGCAATGTCACTAAATGGTGCCCCAGTATACGACCTTACGTCACGTTTTCAATTTAACCCTGTTGCCCTAGCTGACCACGGTAGAAGTGTCGGTAATATATTCGGGGCATTCGTTATGGGCCCCGGCGGAACATACGAGGACGAGCGCGGTTTGAGGTTTAAATTGAGGCTTATGGATAACCCGCAAACAGATATTGCCAAGCATGCTGTAGAGGCTTATAAATCGGGCGTTGCGCGAGCTTTTTCCATCGGCGGAGAGTGGTTCTATAAACATCCTCAGAATAAAAAATATTTGACGTCAGCTATAATTTATGAAATAAGTGGTGTGGCTATAGGGTCTGAGCCTCTGGCCTTGTCTTCTGCCCCCTCATATAAATCGATAGACGAAGAAACGGAAGCTAAACAACGGCATAATGTTTTGGAAATCCTCGTTTCTGAGTACAGAAAGACACTGTCTAGTCAGATTTTATCAGCTATCGAATATCTAGGAAAAGGTGACGTAAATGACAATTAAAGAACTTATTGGAAAGATGATCAAAGAAGGCAAAACGGACGCGCAAATCGCTGTTGCTCTCGCTGAGCATAAAGAAGACGGCAAATCTGTTTCAACTGACGCCGTTGTTTCTGCTATTTTGGCTGCCAGAAAAGCAGCTGAAATTGAAGAAAGATTACAAGCTAAATCTGAGGCGCAGAAAGCTGCTGAGGACGCTGAGGCTAAAGAGGCCGCTATTTCTGCGAAGCTTGATGCTGCTGTCGAGGCGAAACTTGCTACTATCAATATTTCTCCGAGCATGTTTCAGGCTCAAAAGTCATTGAAACGATTCAATAATCGCACAGGTGAGATCGAAGAAGTGTCCGGTCTTTCAGACGCGTACAAAGGCATGAATGACATGTTTGCAGCGCTTTCCCGCAAAGATGAAGCTTCTGCCCGCTCAATTTCTGACAGCATTGGGAAAGACAATGACAAATATTTGGGTCGTAAAGATACGCCTACCGTTTCAGATGTGAACGCACGCGGTCAATTTACAATCCCGATTGAAGTTGAAATGTCCATTATGCAGTTGACCCAGGCGCAGTCACTTGTGTTGCCTTACGTGAACAAAGATAACGTTGTTTTTAACTCAAAGATCTATCCCGTAATGTACGGAATTGATATTGACTATATTGCGGATCAGTCAACGGCGGCGGGCGAGAAAAACCCAACATTCACAAACCCTACAATCGCAATGAAACGCTTGGGTGGATTCTCGGCCATTTCTAACACAATAATTCGTCAAAAGGGCGCTGATTTGGTTAGTGCGTTCGTTGGTGCTTATTCTTCTGCTTTAGCTAAAAAACTTGACCAACAAATCACAGTCGGTAACGTTACCGGCGACTCTGATTTGGTTGATGGTATCGTTTTTGACGCCTTGACATCGTTGCCATCTTCTATCGCATTGGCTAACCTAACCGTTGCCGATTTAAGATCAATTCTTGAGCTTTTGAGCGCGGATTCTTCTCTTGCGTCAACTATTTTCATGGCTAACCGTAAGGTAGTAGGGAAAATTGGTCTTTTTGAAAACACGGCCGGAAATTATGTGTTTCCTAGATTTGTTGACGGTGGGAAATATGCGCCATTTGGAATTCCGATGGTTGAAATTCCACAGATTCCATCTACGCTCGACGTTGGTGGTGACGCTCGAACAGGCGGCACAGATGACGTTCTTATCTGTGCTGACATGTCAAAGGTCATGGTTGGGCTTGGTGAAACGCGCATCGATTCATCTGAGCATTTCCGTTTCACAGACGACACTATGGTTATGCGAGTTATTAAAGAGTTTGGCTGCAAAGTTCTTTCGGGTTCATCAACTGCTGGAGTTGTCGCTGTAGCCCAGGAATTAACAAACTAATGGAGTACACAGTCACCTGCCCGCGAGGCGTGGCATATCTTGATGGCGGGTTCAACGGTGGGGAGTTAGCCATTTTCCCCACCGGCACAACTATTCGTCAGAAAGACATTGATAAAGGGTTTGTTTCTGTTTCTGGATTACAAGCTCTTGAAAAGCGCGGCAGGGTTAAGCAGGTTTTAGGTACTGATACTAAACCTATAAAAGGAGGGTCTCATAAATGAAAAAGTTGACGTTACTTTTATTGGTCGCATTAGTTCTTGTCGGCGGGAGTGTTTCCGCTGACGAGTACCCGGCGTTCGCTATTCAGACGCTAACCGAGGATCAGACAACCCCCGTTGAGTTAGAAAGATCGGGTAACTAATGGCTATTTGCACGTCAGCAGACGTATTTGAGTTTTGCGGATCACCAGCTGACGTGCAAACCACACAAGCCGACGCTGTAACGTCACTTATTGCAAACGTCTCAAATTTTGTAGAAACATATATCGGAAGAAAAATCGAGACGACTGCAATAAGTGACGTAATAATGCAAGACGGCCTAAATTGCGAGATTTACGGCGACAAATTGTATTTAAAAGGGATATACAGAGACTTATATTCGATAAGTTCTATAAAAGAGATTGGGACAACATTAACTTCAGTTGCGGCATACAATGATGATGGCGATTATTACCTCGACCCCGTTGTGGGCGCGATTATCAGGGCCAACCAAAATTGGAGCTTGGAACAATTTGCAATCCTAGTATCTGGAAATGTTGGCCTTGGCGGGGCGTCTGGGTCTCTGGGCATGAAGCAGTTGGTTATTGAGATAGTGGCGTCAAAGGCCGGGCTTCTGAAAACTGAAATATTGACCGATTCCGGCACTATTGATACAGTCAGAACATTGTCAGAGACACAAATTAAAGGCATGTTAAAAACTTACATCACAAGGAGCGCATAATGGGATTAGGTGACGGACAGGGGCGTGCTGGTCTACAGTATGCGGCCCCCTCAAATGTGACAGTAGGTGTCACAAGTACGACTGTTTTAACGGAAGCCAATGCTTCTCTTTGCGAGTATATCGCGTTAGTGAATGACTCCGATGAGATCATTTACTTAGCATTAGGCGCTGACGCTGAGTTAAACAAGGGGATTAGACTTAATGCTAGCGGTGGTGCCGTTGTTTGGGAGACATCGGCAATCCCAAAAACTGTCATAAACGCAATTTGTACATCTGGTTCCAAAAATCTATGCATTCAGATTGGTAGTTAGATTATGGGGATATCTAACGGCGGCGGAGGATCTTCGCCAGAAACAGCATTACAGATAACAAACACAACCCTTTCCGGAGATGTTCAACTAACATCATCTTCGACCGTGTTTCAGGTTTTCGACCCAAACGAATCTAACAGAAATGTGGTCGCTGAGGACAACCCAGAGCAAGGCCGGTTCTATCGTATATCTAACCCCGCCGAGATTTCAAATCTTGTCTTCAAAAACTACGCTGGATCAACTATCGCCACGGTTTACCCTGAGACCGCGAAATTTTTTGTTTATGACCAAACCATCGGCTGGTTTGAGTGGGTAGAAGGCAGCGCAATTGACGGTGTTGAACTAGGATTTAACAATCCAATAGACTCAATTAAAGTTGATTCTTTGCAATTGTACGGCGGGACAATACGTATAAATGGATCAATTCTTGATTTAAATTTGACAGCGGGGACCGGGAAAGACGTTGTAATAAACTCGCCCTTGAAACACACAATCGGGGCTATTAATGCTATAAACAAGCAAACGCTTTCAGGTGATCTTCAGTTAACTGCAACTTCAAAATCACATCAGTATTTAAATTCTAACACAGGAGCTATGACTGGTAGGCTTGTCTACGCTGAGGCTAACCCAAAGAGCGGACGGACTTACTATCTGCACAATTCGGGGGTTTTCGGGGTTGATGGTTTCCTTGTTTTCTCAAATGCCGAAGGCACTCAAAGTTTTGATGGTATCCCGGGCGGGTTTATGGGTACGTTTATATACAACGGCACGTCATGGCAGCAGATTGATCTGTACTACGACCAAATAACGTACAGTAATCTTTACGGATTGGCAAATTTTGCGAGCATTGCCCCTCTACTGGCCTCAGCAAACACATTTACAGCCGCGCAATCAGTAACTCCCGTAGCTCTCACAAGCGATTCTAATAGTGTCGCCATAAATGCGGCACTAAGCAATAACTTTACGCATATATTGACAGAGGACACAACACTCGCAGCTCCGACAAATTTAGTTGATGGAACATCCTACAATTTCATAATAAAACAGAATGCGTCAGCCGCCAAAACGCTAGCATTTGACGCTGCTTTCTTGTTTCCTGACGGGGTGGATCCGACAATAACTACTACGTTAAACAGTGTCATGATGGTTTCTTGTATTTACACAACCGTCGGCGGTTTAATGTGCGTCAGCTCGCAAGGGTTCGCGTAATGTTCACAGCAGCCGTTGCGTTTAATAAACCACGGCGACCATTTGTTATCAGTGTAAAAACTGACAATGCGGGGGCGTCTGGTTCGTCACAATTTACATTCCCAACGGTAGCGGGGGGGTCTTACGATTTTTATTATAAAACTTCGGAAGGCGTTTCTGCGAGAATCACAACTTACAACGATGCAGCGACTACCGTGAATTTTTCTGGAGGCGCGGGCACGTACGACATTGAAATACATGGCAAATTTGAGGGCTTTTCTTTTTTAAATGCGGGGGATAAATTAAAATTAAAAGAGATTAAAATGTGGGGTTCTGAATTTAGGCTTGGGTCAAGTCAATCAAGTCACTTCCGTGGATGCAATCAGATGACTATCTCAGCCCCAGACATTTTAGACATTTCTCAAGAAACGTATATCAACAGCACATTTCAGGACTGCACGCTATTGACGACTATTCCACGTATAGACGAGTGGAATTTTTCAAAAATTCTTAACGCCTCAAGTATGCTCAGGGGGTCAAGCTTTAACCAACCGATCGTTGATTGGAATTTAACTTCCTGCACTGTAATGTCCTCATTTCTGGACGGAAACACCGTTTTCAATAACCCTATTTCTATGATTACCCCGCTTGTGCAAGATTTTTCATTTGCATTTAGAGGTATGACTTTGTTTAATTCTAGTCTCAACATTGACACTGGGAGTGCCACTACATTTTTAAGAATGCTAGACAACGCCCAAGTATTCAACCAAACGTTAGACCATTTGAACGTTGAAAATGTTCAATTCTTCAATGGTATGTTCTGGAACGCGTGGGCATACAATCAACCAATGCCTAGTTGGGTCACTTCTAGTTTGACAAACTTGACAAACTTCGTACAAAGAGCGTTTGCGTTCAATCAAGATATATCACATTTCAATGTCTCTGGGCTTACTTCTGCATCAAATATGGCTTTAAGTAGTGGATTTTCAAAAATAAATTATGACAAACTTTTAAATAGGTTTAACGGCTGGCCGTCCCAGTCTCTGCAAAATGGGGTGAACGCACATTTTGGAACGGCCAAGTATACAGACAACCCGTTTCTTGTAGCAAACCCCAAAGATGGTAGAAATATTTTGAAAAATACTTATTCATGGACTATCACAGACGGAGGTAGAGCATAATGACCACGACAATTTTTGCAGAAGATTTTAAATATAATGACGTAACAAAGAGGCTATCTGTTGATGGCGTCCCTAGTTTGCTGGCTTCGGCTACTGTCGATTGGGGAATTGAGACAGAACAGACGATTTACACAGTCCCGGACGGGAAAGTGTTGATAGTGACTCAGGTTTTGGTCTTCAACTTCTCAGCCACGCCAAACGATGAACTTTTTTTTGGTGTCAGCCCTGGTATAGATGAGATGTATGCAAGGTATCAATACACGCCAGGTGCTAACCAAGTCTTGCAAATGGCAGGGCCTGCGTCTACGGGGGATAATAGTTTTAAGAAAGGCCTTTATGCAGTCGCGGGCGATGTTTTATCTGCGATCATGCCAACGGCGTCAACTGTCCCATGCACAAGTGCGCTGCATGTGATTGGGTATCTAATCGACGAATAATGGGAAACAAAACCAACGTCATACAAAAAGTTTACGATAGGATTTCAAGGCTCACAAATTACGGTGTGAAGGAGGTTCGTGTTGGTAGCGTCGAGACCTCGCGAAAACACACGGACCTCCCCATCGTGTGGGTAAACCTTGAGAGCGGTCGAGAGGCTGGAAACTATCAAAACGGCGCGGCTGTTGACGCTATGCGTGTATCGTTAAATATTTTGGAAAATAAATTAAAGCTTACCAATAACACACTTTTTAGGGTGCCATCGAATGGTGGGGGCGATATTTACACTATCGGAGATGAAGAAGCCGTCGACGCACAGAATGGTATCCTGGATTGGTTTAATTCTTTAAACACGCGCGAAATAACGACAAGCTCAGGCGTGAATGGTGCGGATATCGTGACTTCTGGCGCGTCTTCTGCTGTCGTCTCTATGAACTTATCTATTTCAGCGAATGAAACACAATCGCAATATTTTCTGGACTTTATGGGCCAGCTACAATATCGAACGTTAACTATTGGGGATTCTGCTTGTAATGTTCTTTGTAATGCAAGCGCGCTTTCAGGATTCAGTTATAACGGGTTATCGCTTGGAGAGCCGGTAGACATCGATTTTGAAGGTGGTATTTTTGCGCTGTTGCCAAATATCAAAAAGCATACGTTAACTATTACTGACTATTGGGGAAACTCAAAGTCGTCATTTACAGTTTACACGTACAACACAGGAGAATCTGTCACAGGCGGTACGGCAACACTCGGAACACCTGGCGAGGGAGCTTTGATATTGCTAGAAAAAGCACTTGATCAGATAGACTTGGATGATTCAGGAGTTGCCGATATAGGGTTGTCATCTTTTGCAAACAACCGCAGGGATATTGATTACACGGTGGATACTACCGGAGACTATGTTTTTATACAAGCATTTATTGACGTAGAATCATCTATATTCAGAAACGGTGCCAGAAGTGGCTAACTATGAGATAAGGGGGTCTGATAAGTTGATAGCGCGAATACAAAATATGTTTCGCATACGTCAACTTTTAGACCCCGTATACATGAAAGCGGCAAGGGTTGCCACCACTGATTTTATAAAAGAGACCCCAAAAATGACAGGTACAACCGCCCGAGGTTGGTCGCTTCCAAGGAAAATTGAAAACTCTAATTATTTAATAACCAACAAAACGACGACATACGACAAAAAGCTCTCATTAATAGAAATATTAGACAAAGGTAGAGGCCCTGTATTCCCAAAAATAGCAAAACGCCTTTACATTCCGCTAACTAATAAAGGTAGAAGCAAAAAGGCTGGTGCCCCCATACCTAAGGGGCTTGTGTATGGTGTTGATTATGTTTTTGCCAAAAAAGCAGGTCCAGCAAAGGGAAAGTTTTTTATCGATAAAATAAACTCGGATGTAGAAAAAATGATTGAACGAGAATCCATAGCTATAATTGAGAAAAGTTGACGTTAGTTAGTTGCGGGTGTATCCTTAAAAAAACTACTCACAGAGGGAAACCAATGGAAAAAATAAAAGTAAGATACATAGGGCCATACACATCTACACTAAGATGTGATTCATACATTGGACTTATTAAAAAAGGTGACGTTATTAAGCTTTCAGAAAGAGAGCTTAGCGAACTAGATGACAACTTCGAGGCTGTTGATTCCGATAAAAAGAAAAAAAACTCTGATCTTGACGTTAAGAAAATCAAAGAAGGATTAAATCTATGAGTAGAACAGGAATTGGTCAAAGCGGTTTTATTCGCGTAAAAAAGGAGTCAGATTATGGTGTAGCTGACACTACCAGCATGACAGCGTGGCCAGTTAAATCTAGTGCGCTAACAAAATCGATTCGCGAGAGAATAGAAAACGATAATATTATTAGTTCACGTTTAAAGCAACTTCCAAATCTTGGACGTGAAGTTTCAGGTTTTGAGTTATTGTTAGATATCCCGCCTACAATAATTGGGCAGATTTTCCAATTTTTCCTGGGAGCGTCTACCGATGGCACTGTGAGTGATAGCACATACACACATACATGGTTAATGCCAATAGCAGGAGAAAATGTGGGTTATTCTTTCACGTTACAACAAGCCTTAGGTTCGGATCTTGCGGACACATACGCCGGTCTAAAAATCCATAACATCGTAATTAGTGGCGATAATCAAGGTAATGTTGTAATCACGATGACGGGCACCTCCGAGGGTGTTGATGCTCAAGGTGTTACCAGGGTTACATCTTTTTCATACCCCACCGCAACCCCTTACAACTTTTCTATGCCCTCAATCACAATTAATCCGGCAGATGACGATTCATTTACGCAACTTGTGAATTCCTTTGAAATAACCCTAAACACCGGCTTGATGGATGACCGTTTCAAAGTTGGCGCGTATCAGCAATATGAGCCTTTGATCGGTAAACTCCCGTCCGTGATGTTTAAGTGCAATATTGACGCGGATAAACAGTTTGTGAACGCTGCACGCGCTCACACAACGTACGCGCTGACGTTTACCATGACGACAACGGAGTATGCTGCTGGTACTACCCCGTTTTTGTTTGCCCTTGAGATCCCGAGGGCTTTGCTTTCGCCTGAAACAGTTATTGAAAACGGGAATGATACTTTGCTAATGGATTTAGAGTTTGAGTGTGGGTATGGTGGGACAACCACCGGCAGCGGATCTGATTCAGTTATGGCCGAAGTTCGGGTTCGCGATGCCGTCGCAGCTTACGCGTAAACGTGTAAGAGTATCAAGTTTTAAGTTTTTTGGTGGGGACGTTTATGTTTTGCGTAAACTAACCCCCGCCGATTTTCTTGATGAAGACGATGGGCTTCCACTGAATTTTTTTCGTGGCAAAAGTTCTGAAAAGAGCATGTATGAGCTTACAATGGAAGCTTGTGGTATAGATATCAATAAGAAAAATGATAAAGATGCGTCGGCTAGGCATTTAAAGATTATTAAGTTTATGCTCTCAAAGTGCGTTATTTCTGAGAA